AACCAGCAAGATGCGCACACGCTATTCCAAAAGGCGTACCTACAGGCGAAAGCCAAGTCGCCGAACAACGCGCCGTCGCTCAACCGTACGGAAGCGAACCTATCGCAAAAAGACCTCACGCAAGATGATCCTCAACATGACCGCTACAAAGAAGCGAGACACGATGATCAACTTTAGTAACATTACTGCTACGTCACAAATTGGTGGTACCGCGTATTCCACCCAACCAGCAGTCATCACTGGTGGATACGTCACCTTCAATCCAATAGTTTGGTGCGCTACTGCACGCGACAACAGCACAGCCGTTGGTGTTGGCAATGCAGGCAACAAATTCTACCAGGCAACCCGAACTGCCACAACATGCTTCATGCGCGGCCTCTCCGAAACCGTCGAGATTCAGGTCTCTGATGGTCTGCCCTGGCAATGGCGCCGCATCTGTTTTACGTATAAGGGTGCCAATGACCTGCTGCCTGGCCTCACTACTGCCCCTGCCTTCAGGCTCGCCTTAGAAACCAGTAATGGTTGGGTTCGCACCGTGAACGCCTTACCCAATAACGCCTACCGTGACGCACTCGAGGGAGTCATGTTCCGCGGAGTTAAAGGGGTTGACTTCAATGAACCCCTCACCGCTCCTTTAGACCCCACTCGTATCACCGTCAAATACGACAGAACTCGTACTATATCTTCCGGGAATGATGATGGCTGCATCCGGAAGTATAAGTTTTGGCACGGGATGAACAAAAATCTCGTGTATGCAGATGACGAGTCAGGTGGATCCGAATCTACCGGGTACTACTCTGTCCAATCAAAGGCAGGAATGGGCGACTTCATCGTGGTCGACTATTTCCTCCCAAGGGCAGGTAGTACCTCCACTAACCAATTGATTTTTAATCCGACTGCGTCACTTTACTGGCACGAGAAGTAATCAACGCCGACACCGGCGGGACAGTCCGAGGAACGAGGCCGCCGGTCCCCACATCTAATTTAAGACCTCTGCCCAGGCGCAGCCTGTTTTGGAAAATCAATCAAATTTTACTATTGGCGTTTCTATGTTAATGAAAGTACAATTCTGCTCCATCCATGACACATCATCGTGATCCATGTCCAACCTGGGATCCTTGTTTGCACACCATATGCTTGGCTTGTTCCAAGGCAACAGCTTTGGTTCCCTGTGCAGTACTTTCACCGTGACATTCGCCTGACAACCTAACCACTCCTTGAAACTAGGAAAAAACTTCATGCCCCCACGTATATCGTCGAAAACGGCATAGTCGACGTCAGGGGCTGACATACACCGATCTCCTGCAACCAATCCAATACAATATATGTGACTCCCAAGGCTACGGGCCCACGTAGTCTTACCCGTCAATGACTCAGTCCCCCATAACACTAGAGATTTGACTCTCTTTCCCACTCCAGCTCCAGCAGTTCCGATTCGAGACTGAAGGACCCACTCACTGCGGCCATCAGCCTCTGCTCCAAAAAACTGTACTCCCTCTGGGTCCTCATAGGTGGTAGGTGTAGGGTCGAATTTCCAGTCTGCGAACTTGGCACATTGCGTGTGATTAATGACTGCAGCTCGAGGATCGAAGAATGCGAGTAGTTGCCAAAATGTATCTCTGTCCTCTGCGTTGAAGATTTGATGCCACGCAGAATCAGATTCCCCATCGAGATTTCCGCGGGTTGGAGCGCTGGGTCGTACGAGACCCTCGTGGACAACATCGCCATCCTTGCACGCGTAATCCCAGCCCTTCTCTGGAGTGCCATAAGACTGCTTAATGTTTGGATGCTTGCCGTCCACATCGAAAAGATCTGTTCTTGAACTGCGAAACTTACGTCGGAAATCGACGAAAGCGTGGAAATGTAATCCTCCATCCTGGTGACGCTCTCGTCCAATGACACATTTTCCATCCAATGATTCAATGCGCTCCACAATGGCGCTGTAGTTGAGGTCGCCACATTGAGAGTAGGTGAGGAGGACATAGCGAGCTTGAAAGCGGAATGGTTTCTTCTTGGCGACTTTAGGTGGCATGTGACAAAAAGCTGTGTTCCAGAGGGGATGAAAGTAACATTGTATCCCCTCTGGACCAGCGGACCAGTCCTCCTATAAATACCTCTCCCCTCCCCCCTCGGACATTCAAAATGTCCGCCCCACCTCAACATAATTTCGGTTGCCGAGTTTTTCATTCCACAAAAACGTCCGTGTGTTTCCCAAACCAGCAAGATGCGCACACGCTATTCCAAAAGGCGTACCTACAGGCGAAAGCCAAGTCGCCGAACAACGCGCCGTCGCTCAACCGTACGGAAGCGAACCTATCGCAAAAAGACCTCACGC